GTATCTTCTCTATTTTTTTCTTCATATTACTTTGTTCTTAATTTAGAAATTATTTCGTCCCAATAATCCTCTACTACAGCCTTAGCTTCTTGCTCTGCTTTTGTATCACCATCTTCAAATATGTAATCAAACCACAGTTCCCCAGACTTGTAGAAAACTTCATGGAATGCCTGTTTTAACTCATCAGTCCTCTCTTTCCTACCCTCTTCCCTAGCTCTATCTATTTCTTGTTCTACAAGTTTAATCAGTGTTGTTGCGACCTCATTTCCTTTCTCTGTTAATTCTAGTTCCCCATCTCCATCGTCAGAGAAGTCCCCATATAAATCTTCTAAATCGTATGTAATAAACATCTCTAACAAATCTTCCTTATGTACCATCTTATATATAACTTAATTTAACTAATCTTTTTTAATCTTCAAATCCTTTACATCTACTCCAAACTTCTGGGCTATCTCGTCCATACTTAATTCTATCTTCCTATCCTCTTCAAGTCCTGTTTCCTTCAATATCCCATACTCAACTACTCCACCCTCCAACTTCCCACAGGTAATGGTCTTTTCTTCTTCTGTTACTTCTCTCCAACTACAAATCCCTGCAAATGCTTTTAATCCAAACGATAGTGTGCCTTTACAGGTAATTGACAGTCCAGCCACTATTCCAGATGACCCACCTGCTTCAATAGACCCACCTGCTTTAATATACTCACCTGCTTCAATAGACCCACCTGCTTTAATATACTCACCTGCTTCAATAAACTCACCTGCTTTAATAGACCAACCTGCGTTAATATACTCACCTGCGTTAATATACTCACCTGCTTCAATAAACTCACCTGCTTCAATAAACTCACCTGCTTCAATAAACTCACCTGCTTCAATAGACCCACCTGCGTCAACATACCAACCTGCGTTAATATACTCACCTGCGTTAATATACTCACCTGCTTTAATAGACTCACCTGCTTCAATAAACTCACCTGCTTCAATAGACCAACCTGCGTTAATATACTCACCTGCGTTAATATACTCACCTGCTTCAATAAACTCACCTGCTTCAATAAACTCACCTGCTTCAATAAACTCACCTGCTTCAATAGACCCAGTTACAAACAACCCCATATCTAAATCTACCTCTAAAAATTCAGTCGTTTCTATGTCCCCATTAAACACATATCTAAAATCTTCCTTAACTAACCCCTTGAACTTTTTATCTATAACCATTGTTATTCTTCTACTAAAATTAACTATCTGCTAAGGTGAGGCCAAAACTACCCGTAAAAGCCCCACCCTAGTTATCAGATTTCTCGGACACCCCAGACAACCCTCTCAGGCTCCAGAATGCCGACAAATCCGACAATATAAAGAACTACCTCATCTCACTCAAAGCCTCGTTTACATTACCCATCCAAGTCTTAGTATTATCTCCACCTGTATAGGTAAAAGCCCTGTCATAATTGGTTGCCACATCCGAGTAATACTTACTTATTCCATTACAAATAACCCTACTCATTGTCTCCATATCAGGATCGTACTGTCTGTCTCCCCCATAAAAGTATCCATACCAGTTAGTATTCTTGTCCATTCTTGCCTTACCCATTCCTGTTTCTGCTACACTAATTGCTATTACTAACTTCAATGTATCTTCACTACAATACTTCCTTAAACTTGCTAAATATTCACTGTCATATCTCCCACCATAGGCGATAATATACTCTTCAATTTTACCAAGGGGCTGTAAGGGGGTTTTAACCTTTTGTATATCCTCGGTGGTCTGACTGTCCACCTTGGTATCTTCTGTTTGTTCTAGGGCTATCACAGGGCTTGGTAGGGGCTGTTGGATTGCCTGGTTAAGTTGCCTCTGTTCGTTAGTAGTTAGAAACCCTTTGTGTATTAGTAAGTCTATCAGAACATACAGGGAGAAAAGAAGTAGTAATAGGATTATCAATCTTCGTATTATACTTACTCCTCTTCCTTGCCCATCTATTAGATCAATGCTCATTATTTTCTTTCCTATCTTGTTTACTCTACTTTTTATGTTTATTGTCTTCATCTTTATTTTCTTTTAATTTAGATAATTTATCTTCTACTAACTCCAAGGTCCTACTATCTTCTTGATAGCAGGTTTGGAATATATCAGTTAGAACTTCTATCTGTGCTTCTCTCTTTATCTTCTGTATCTTCTTTTCCATTTTACTTAGTTGCTAAATAATCTCTATACTCGTTTCTCATTCTTTTAACTAGCAACTCCTTTTCCATTTGTTGCTTAGGAGTTATCTTTTGCTTGGTCAATTCTCTCATTTGCTCTCCTATTCCATAACTTAGCAACTTCTGATATGCCGACTTAGGTTGCTCATGTAGAACTTTAACTCCATTTACTACTGTTCCGCTTTTTATATCTTCAAACATTTTAATATCCTCTAAAGTTAAATTAATCTAACTCCTCAGCCGCAGCCATTCCAATATTGTTGTAATCTCTTAATGCTCTTGCCTTGGCTCTTGTCTCTGCCATTCTCATCATGTGCTTTACAATCATTGGATTAACATTTCCCTTACAAGCATCTCCATATCCTTCAAAAGTTCCCTTTGTTCCAGATACTACTGCTTTGAATATAAAGAATGTCTCCCCTTTAAGCTCGGACTGTACCAACTCTGTGTGTATCTCCTTGCCACCGTTCTCGTGGAAGAGATTAAGCAATCCCTCGTACTTCACGAAGTCCTTTCCTTGTATGTTTTGTATAAACTCTTTTTGTATATTCATTCTATTAAGCCTTAATCAATTTATAATCATTTGTAATCAAGATGTTCAACAAACTGTTAAACAACTGCTTTGCTTTGACAGTCTTGCAAACCTCAATTATCGCCTTTGTGTCTTTTGAATCTCCACTCCCTGTGGTCAAAAGAACATAACTCGTATCGCCCACGCCGATCTCTCTTAAATCAAGAACGGCCCCATGACCCCTCTTGTTAAGAACTGTGTGTATATTTACCATATATTTTTAGGTAGTTTAATTTATATATTATCTATATTATACCTTTTATCATATATTGTCAATAGCCTGTAATATTATTCACTTTTAGCAAGAATGCACTCTGCTGGTATATTCTTGTAAGGTATAGCAATAAATGAAGCATATCCTGTAGAGGGTATGGTCTTTTTCTCTAATTGACTTGTTGGGTATTTTCCTAGCCACTGGATTAGATTGCAAAGGTTGATTATATGCCAAGAGGTATAAGCATTCTGTTGCTCATTGATGTATCCTGATAGGTAGAACTGACTTTTAATCTTAAAGAATTCTCCCTTTTCTTTGGTGTCTCTGTTCTGATAGAACTCCATTGTAAAGGTGTTGTGGTGTTCAAACTGATGACTTAGGGCTTTCTCTTGACCTGTTAGAATTGATCCACTAGGGAGGGTGAGAATAACATCTATTCCCAAGTCCATATCTAGGGCTGAGTCTTGAGTTCTTTTAATCTCTGTGGCATTAAATACAAGTTTGTATATCTCATCACAAGCTGGAAGCATACTCTTCATTTGCTGATACTCCGATGTCTTTCTAAAACTTAGTTTTTGTTGTTCGCTTAGTTCCATTTTATTAGTCATCTAAAATATCATACTTAGAATTAGTCTTAGGTTGATTTTTAATAAAGGCTTCTTTCCCAGCTCTTTGTATATCTTCTACAACCGAGTGATTAACAATATACTTAAACTCTTGCCCCTCTAAAGTATAGGGTTTCTCTAGTCTTCCTGTTCTTGCTATTGTTAGACAATCGTTAAGGTCTAAGGTTACCCCACGCGGCAGTGTAGGGGCTTCACTCTTAATGTCATCAACTAGAAGTCTTAAATAGGAATAGAGATAAACTAACTTTTGAGATATACCAGGAACCATTGTTGCTAATATCTGTCCCTTTCTACCTAGCACCCTTTGAGAGTATAACCAGTTGACATTCTCCTTGCTGATTAACCCTAGATCTGTGCTTACTAACATTTCCCCTTTTTGTTCTTCCATAAATATATATAACTTAATTTAATTTAATTTACCCCGATACTCTCTCCAGAGTTTAATTTTATCTAGTAGCTTATTCACACTTCTAGCATAGTAATCCTCTTTAGTGTTTGGAATATACAGATTGATAAAGGTATTGAAGTTCTTTCTCCAGTCATCATCCATCCACTCGTCTTGGTTCTTTCTCTTAGTTAGAACCTGTATAACATTGTGTAGTCTTCTTCTATCTGTAATTCCCTCCAGCGGTATAGGGTAGTGTTCCTTTAGGAAGTTCTGTAGCTTTGTAATGTCAGGACTACCATAACTCTGGGGCTTGTCCCCCACAGCCTCCCTAGGTGTGTTTATACTATTCTCTTTTATCTTATTATTATTTGCTCTTAACTTTCTCAGAGTCTCACTCTTAACTTTCTCAGAGTCGGACTCTGAACTTTCTAAGAGTCGGAATGTGCCACCATTTGCTTTTACTTTGTAAGAAACTTTAAATTCTCCACAATTGCAGACTTTAACTATTGAGTTAGAAATCGTACTTGAAGAAACATCTAGCATATAAGCGAGTTGATCGTTAGTAAAATAGAACTTTCCATTAGGATTATTTTTTAAATAAAACCTTATAAACCCATAGACAAGTCCTTCTGTGTTAGAAAAGTTATACTTCTTTACTTCGTTTAGGTAGAATGGAATAAACTCGGGTTTGAATAGGAGTTTATTGTTCCCTGTTATCCCCTCAATTTCTTCGGTATCCACTTCTTCTACCTCGGCTACTGAGTAGGCATTTCCCTCTTTTGGACAGATTATCTCTTGCATATTTGCCTGGTCTTAAAATTAAATAGTTATACAGGAGAGTTGGCGACCAAGCAAGGAAACCAACCCCCCTGTATAAATATCTAATTCTGTGCAGTTTTGCTTGGTGCTTCTCCTCATACTTCTAATTTACACCTAGTAAATAGTGGTTGTCAAGGGGGATGTAGTAGTTCTTTATAGGACTATAAAAACAATCCCCATTTCTGGGGACTGCTATATCAGATTGGGGCTTCAACTAAATTTAGTTAAAAGCCTTAGAATTACTATATCATATATTCTTTATTTTGAACATTTTTCTATCTGACCATTCTGCTTGTTTTCCAATATTCCATTGTGCAATAGGTCTTATGTATCCTACAATTCTGCTGTACACCTCGCATTTAGTTCTCTTTACCATGTCAATTATCTTTACAATTAAGTTTACAAAACTAAAAGAGAGGATATTCATACCAAAATGGATATATACAATACCCTCTCTCTACCAACTAGCCTTGCCTTGGGTCGTAATAATCGTTCCCATGCTTCTCATGGATGAGCTTGTGGCACTTTGAGTGAACCGCTACACAGTTGATTGTTGAATTGTTGCCACCTCTACATTTGTTTTTACAATGGTGTATCTGGAGTGTACTATCTGTACCTTTTAATCCACATACGGGACATACATACCCTTGCAATACCTTAATCTCGTGCTTCCAGTCAAACTTCGCCTTCTTGGACACATCACACCTCCTCTAGTTGGATTTTTAACGAACTATATCACTAAATACTCCCCATAATTTCTAATACTTCTGCTGTACTTGATAGAGGTATCATCATTTTCTGTTTGTGGTTGAACAATATCCAGTTAGTTCCTAAGGCTTCACCTTCTTTTCTCTTAAATCCTTTTGTATCTAAGAAGTCATCAGTTCTCTTGAATGTCTTACCGGACAAGAAGACAACCTTTTTACTACCCTTTGCGGTCTGTCTTATTTGAGATTGTTCTGCACCTGCGTGAGTATGGGCTGTCATTACAAAGTCGTAGCCCTCATTCTCCATGATAAATCTTTTTTGTGCATGATTAGGGTTAAAATAACTATTTCCTTTTGCTTCGTGTAAGATAGCTCCTGTATAGGTAATGCCATTTATTACTAATTCTACTGTTCCTGTTCCATCAAAGATTGGTATATTCTTTCTAATATCACTGTAAGAATCTAGCCCTGTTCTTCTTGACCATTTCTCATGACTCCCCATTACCCCCCCCAGTATCTTGTCATACCCCATATACTCAAGCATTTTATGTAGGTATAGGTCTTGCTCATTAAGATTGGCTATATCACTAAACTGTGCTGGGTTCCAACAGAATCCGTCTGTCAGGTCGCCTCCCAAAAAGACTCTCATGTAAGGGTTATTCTTAATCTCTTCTACTTCCCATCTTAATCGCTCATAGTCTACATCTTGACCCGCTATATGCGTATCTGCAAACCAGCCGATAGCAATAGGGCTATCAGTCTCTATCTCTATTCTTGTATTATATTCTTTGTTCTCTACAAGTTGTCTAAGTTCAGATCTTCTTACCATTTCCCCATGAAGCTCATCAAAGGTCAATTCTGTAATAAATCTATCAGGATAGCTTATACTCACCTCACCCTTTCCAAGTTGTTTTATTCTAATATCTTTAATCGACTCAAAACTATTCTCATCCCCTGAAGTATACAAACCCTCTCTCTCCTTGTTTTCTGGCGTCATGGCACTAGGGATATTTATTTTAACTATTGGTCCTCTCTTTTGATTTTTGCTTTACTTATTCCAGCGAGTGATTCAAGCCTCTGGTCGATTTCGGGGAATAACTGTACTATATGTGTATATACCGTATTAAGCATTCCCAAGAATACTGCACCATCAACCGTAAACATAAGAATAAACTTTCCTATATCTTCTGAGAAACTACCTGTCCAAGTAAAATTGACAGCAACAGTTATCATTGCAGTTAGTCCTGATATAATCAGTACAATCAACTTCTTAGTAACAGGTGTAAGCACCTTCTTTGTGATTCTTTCTATGAACCCAAACACGAAAGGAATAATAAAAGGAGCAAAAAAACCAATGACTCCTAATATTACTGTATTCCCTGTAATATAATCTTGCATTACAAATGTAATAATAATTTAAGTATGAATCCGCACAAAATAGAAATACTCCCAACTAAAAATAATATGTTTATCAATATTTCCATTTTCTTCCGTTTACTCTCTAAAATATCTCTAATTGTTTGAACACTCTTGAATTGTTCGATAACAACAATCCTAATAACTTAACGGATACTTTTATTTCTTAGGAAATAATTTCTCCAAAAAATCCACTATCCAAACAAACCTGCCATTCTTATACTCATTTAGTAGCCTCACGGCTTCATTCTTCTCTCCCTCTAATCTCTTCCTCTTCTCTTCTAAATCTTTATACCTTTCCCCTAATTCTTTGAACTCGATTTTCTCTGCTTCTAAAAGACCCTCTAATCTCTTCCTCTCCTCTTGACTCTCCCTCAACTTGCTATCTAGAAGAGTTGTACTGGCCTTTAGACTGTCTATTTCGTTCTGCAGTCTGATTACCTCTTTTTTACACTCCGTTGTTTCTGGAGGCACTACAGGCGGTTGTACGGGGGGTGTGTAAATCTCCATTTTCCCAACATCTGCTATCCAATCTGCACCTTTCAAATCCCACCAAGTGTATCCATCAGCAGTTCGTGGTCCGCCCTCTATCGTATAAACATCTCCAACCTTTGTAGTCCCTGTTATTTCGTACTTTATCCCACTTCCTTTTCTGATATTTTGTACTCCTCTAAATACAATTTTATCTCCAACTTTGTAGCTCATATTGATATTATTATAGCTTAAATCTTTGAATAATGCCCAATTGATATTCTCACCAATGAACCACTCTTTTTTAATATCCGCATACTTTGTTCTGAATACTATACTTCTGTCAAAATAGTCCATAGGGCAAGGTGCTGGTTTTGCTGGATTCTTCCATTTTAAACCAAAATGTAGGTGAGAACCCCCTTTGTTTGGTGCAATATGACCAATCACCTGACCCACCCTTACCCTCTGCCCCATCTTCACGGGTATTAGATTGATATGAACATTAAGTATTCTAAAATTGCCTCCATCAGGAATAATTGATACATATTCACCAGCGACATCCACCTTCTCTATGACACCATCAACAACACTTATTACCTCATTTCCCACATTGGCAGAAATATCTACTGCACATTGAGTGTCTGGCAATTTAGTTTTCTCTCCGTGGTAGGTTTGGGTAATCCATAATTCTGGCTTGTTTAACGGTTTTTGTAATTTAGCCATGTTAGAAACTTGTAATCAAAACTTAATTACAGCCTATTCTATATTATACCACTACCTACCCTACTCCGAGAGGGGGATATACCCATGTTTTAGAAAAGACCGTTGTAAAGGGATTTTCTATATACCGCAACCCCTACCCTACCCCACCCTACTGGGTGAATAAAAAATGTGAACGGAATACTATTTGAGGAACTTCTCAAGGATTAGTGCAATAATCGCCCCTATGTTAGTTATTCCAAAAAAGATTGCCCATTTCTTTATGGTGCTAATTGTTTGAATTGCATCAATACCATCTTCTAATCTTTCCAAGTCGCTTTTTCCATCAGAGCCTTTTTTCTCTGCTAATCCTTCATACCATCGAACTACCTTTAGTCCTCTTTCTGCAACATTGGTAATCTTGTTTCTTTCTATATACTCTTCGTGACTTTGTACAATAGCTACAAGCCCCCCTCGTTGGTAATCATTTCCAAGTAGTGCTTGTTTTATCTCTCTAACATCAGTAGTAAGTTGTTCAAAACAACTCTTAATCTCTAATTGAATTATCTTTTTAATCTCCTTCTCGGTTAGTGGTTCCTTTGGCATGGCAGTTTGTTACTAGATTTAATATTGCTGTAGTCCCGCTCTTGCCCTAAGAAGAGGGATAAGTGTCATAATTTTTTGTTTTGCAATCTCTGGCTCGTCTGTAGGCTTTGGTAAGTTAAGATTCTTTAACTCAGCTTCGCTCTGTCCTGAACCTATTAAAGCCTTTCTAAGGAAGGCTGTCGCTGTATCTAGGGCTGCTCTATACTCAGAGCTAGCACTTGTTGACCCAAAGAACCCAGCAATGTTCCCACCTAGGGTTGCCAGTTTCCCTGCACCTCCTGCCTGTTCAAGAACACCATAAGCCTGTTCCATTGCTTCTGCTGCTAATTGGTAATCTCTTTGTGATTCTGTCATTTTACCAGTTGCACCACCCTGATCCATTCCAAGTAAACTTAATACTGCGTTTGCTTCTGTTGCGGAGATGTTTCCATTTAACACTTCCTGAGCCAGCATAAGGTTAAGTGCACTTACCCCTTGTTGATCTACGCCCTGTGGTAATTGTTGAGGTTGTTGCATCTGTTGTTCCATTGGTTGTCCTTCGTATCCTATCGCTTGTCCTAGCCTTGTTCCAAAAATACCTGCTGTTCCAAGAGTAGACATAACCTTTTCTGAGACTTGTGGTAACTGCAATCCGCCTATTGTTTGTAGTCCCTTACCAGCAGCCGCCTGTAGTTTTTGTGGTATCCCTGCTGTTGGAACTTTTATATTTGCTACTGTTATATGCCCTGCCTTGTCTGCTTTGGTTATAATATCTGGGGCAACTTTATGAAGAATTGCCATGTCTCGATAAATTGCTCTACCTGCGTCATCTAATCCGTTTTTTAATATATCATCAGCAACTCCATTAAGAGCATACTCTGCGTATGCCCCTGGTGTTAAACTTCCCCCTGTATCTATTAGTTTTTGAACTCTAAGTGCTACTGGTTGTGTGGCACTCTTTAAGTTTGCAAGACCCTGTGCATTTAGTGTTCCCTTTGCACCACTCCTTTCTAAAGTAGCCTGTATAAGGCTCAATGCTTTATCGTCTGTTATACCAAGATTGTCTGCAAGATTTTGTGCTGCATTTAGTGCTAAGTCGTCTGCATTTGCTGTAACTTGACTAGCCCTTAAAGATTTAGAAAGGTCGTTAGATAGCCCTTTGTATGCTTTGCCTATTCCAGTAATATCAGGATTTGCTTTATATTTATTTGTTATTCTTTTTACATCGTCAAAAGTCTGCATAGCCATATCCTTTCCAAGTGGTGTTTTTGGAGTTTTGATTCCTGTGGCACCTTTTTCCATTTCTTTTCCAAGTTTTGTAAGACCTGACTCTCCACCTCTTGCAGCTCTTCCTGCGATTCCTTTTTCTACTGCTCCAATAGTTCCACCGACTAAAGCACCAAGTCCTGCACCTCTGAGTATTCTTCCCAAACTTGCGTCTTCGGTTATTGGTGTCATACCATAACTTCCTAATGCACCACCTAATGCACCTGCACCTGCTCTACTTGCTATGCTTCCAGCAATTCCAACAGGAGCAATCATTGAACCTACTGTCGCAGCATTCCTCAGAGCAGTTTCCCCAGGTCTTAAAAACATTCCAAGTTGTTCCTCTTGAGATTGGAACATCGGTTTATACTCTTCTACCTTCTTTTGTGCCTCTAGTCTCTTTTCTAGTGTGTTTAGTTTTTTATTTATACTAGGATCTGCACTTCTAGTTACTGCTAAAAGCCTACCTATCTCAGCTATATCTCTCCCCGGCTTTGATACGCCTTTTAATATGTCTGCTATTATTCCCATTATTTTTTCTTCTTAAATAAGTTAACAACCTTTGTTATTGGTATTAAAAATGGGTACGCTACATTCCAAGGATTCTCGTATGCATACTTTCCGACTGTATTTGTAAACTTGTTATATAGATTCGCTAACGTCTGATTTTTAGGTTGCCATTGTGCAGCCTCTGTTAAGGCCTGCCAGTAGCTAGGGGTTGCTTGTGCCGTTTGCTGTGTTTCCTGTCCACCTTCTTGTCCACCTCCTTGTCCAGCTAGGGAAAGCCAGTCTGCAAGGTTGATTCCTTCTTGCCGAGCTGCGGCTGCCCTACTTGCTGCTAATTGTCTATTAAACTGGTCTTGTTGTAGGGCATCTTGATACAATCTCCAAGCATTTTCTGCTGCTATATTAGCCTGATTAGCTGAAGTCTGATAAGCTCCTAAGGCCTTGCCTAGTATATCTTGGTATCTTTGACCCCTAGCATTAAGTAGATTAGAGGCTGTACTCCATTGAGTAATAGGGGCTTGTCTAGCTTGAGCTATTAAGGCCATTTGGGCAGTCGGGTCGGAAATAAGGGTGTTCATGTACTTCTCCCTTAATGTTGGGGCCACAGTTTGTAGTTCTCCTAAAGCACCAGATTGTTGTTCAATTAAGTCTTTATTGTAGTTTACAGCCTCGTTGTATTCCCTCTCAAAGTCATTCCGGAACTTATTAGGGTCATACCCTTGAGCCTTTTTATATAACTCCTCGTATTCTGCTAATCTTTGTGCTGTTGTTGCCATTTTATTTAATAATAAATATTACTTCCTGATTGCCCTATTAAGCCAATCTATATAGGAACTTCCATAAATACCTGCGTCTGTTTTGGGTCTTTCTACTTTGTAAGGTGTATAGGTTGAAGTTGCAGGTTTCTGTTTTCCTGAGCTTTTCTCGTATAACTCCTGCATTCTAGCATAGTCTTCTTGAGCCATTGATTTCTGTTGTAATATGTCGGCTTCTATACCCTTTTGATGTTCTTGTCCCATTTGATTGTAAAGGTCTAGTAAGGATTTCTCTCTTATTCCACTCCTCATTAAACCTCTATTGGCCATGCTACCTTCTAATTCTTCTTGTCTTTGTTGTGCTATTGGTGCATAGTATCTAGCAAAAGCCTCTTCTGCACTCCCTTGTACTAACTCTGGATTAAAATACTGTTCCCATGGTAATACCTTGTAAAAATCTGTTGGCTGGGCCTCTCCTGCTTGTGTACCACCCGTACCTGGGGTTGGTGCTGGTGTTGCTGCTGGTGCTGAATTTCCATAGGTAAGTTTTTGTCCTGGTCTAATTTGGTTGTAATTACTCCCTATGACTGATTTATTAGTCTCATATAAGGTTCTCCAGTTGGGTATTCCTAACTTCTTTGCAATTCCGCTAAGAGTGTCTCCTCTTTGAACAATATATACTGCCATTTATGACGCTTACCAATTTATTGTCCTCTATTCCTCTGCGACTCCTCCTCGTATATATAATTATATCATATCCTAATCATTCACCCAGACTTGCCACTTGAATCCAAACCTCTTCCCAGGTATGTTTGGATAATCCGTAGGCGTCATGTTGCCCACCCCCCAAATATCTACATAATAAAAGACTATCTTTAACTGTGTTGTCGTTGAGTCTACTCGGAACTCCCAATCAACAGGCATTGCTTGAGTAAAAGGCAATCTTGCAAACTCTGTGTTCATGTTATTGTCAATATCATCCAAATACACCAACCAAGAGGGCACATATCCATAATTATGGTTTATTGTTAATACCGTGTTAGCTCCTTCGGGTATGCTACTTGGCATTGTTATGACCTCATATCCTTCAAGATGTTCTTCTATCTTGGGATAATCAAACCCACTATGGAGGGCACATTGCTCTGGTGTAGCTGTGCTAACATCATATCCAGGTAAAGATACTCTGAATATCTTATCATTTTCTACCGATATTTTAGCCATCTGCTTTTAGTGTATCTCTAAATAATATATAAGCCATAGGAGGCCAAGGATAACCATGTAACACAATCTTAATAGTAGATTCTGTAACAAGGAGGCTTAAATCGTCAGCCTCAGACGCCATTCTGTATGTATTTGGGAGAAAATCCCCTAGGTTGTAATCATAATGGCCAATATATGCTAGATACATAGGCTTATAGCCAAGATGATGGGTTCCTTCTATTCCACCAACATCCCCCAGAATATAATCACTCTTAGCAACCATCAGTTGTCTAACATCACTCCTAACCCCAAAATCTCTCTTGTCGTTTGAATATACACTCTTATTGGGCAGGGACACTAAAATCCCGTAGTCTGAATCATCTGTTTTTGTGGAATCAATTACATTTACATTCTTGCCATCATATTTTGTTTCTATTGCCCTTCTGAATATCCTCCACCTAAGGGTTATGCTTTCGTCTAGTGCCCCTTCAAACCATATTTTCTCATCATTACACCATCCCCATAATGGGGAATAGAAAGGATTCCCACTAATCCTGTCTATAATAAAGACTGGTGCATACCCAAGATTATGAGTGAATATATCCTGTGTTACATAACCCCCACCCGAAGGAACTGTTATAGTAACCTGTCCCTCTGCTTCAATCGGTAAAAGTGGCCATTCCGAACTAAATGCCAACTGCTTATCACTAGCAGTATTCGCATCAAGACCCGTCCTACTAACTTTTATTCCATAATCTGACATTAGTTTAACTTTCCAATTAAAACCCTATTATTAGTTCCGTCTGGTACTATAATTTGTCCATTAATACCAAATACCCACTTCCCTTGTACTCCACCCTCGCCAACCGAAGTTACCGAGCTTGTTTGTTGTGTACTTAGTGTCCCAGAAGTAATCTGTAAGGGCTTGGTTAAAAAAGCCCCTAATTGGTTTCTTACATCCTCTGCTGTTTGTGTAGTAATCATTGGTGATTCTCCTTTGCTTCTACATCATAAATAAGATTCAATCCATAAAGGTTAAACCCAGCCCCACTTGAGCTATGGCTTAGCTTTAACTCTATAAACTTACCAGCAGCCTTTGGAGGTAGTATCAATCTTTCTACCTTAATCTCATCAGTACCTGATAAACTCACATTGTTAGAAGAACCCTCAATAGCACTCCAGTTACCAGTTCCCCCTATTCTGTACTGAGCAGTTAAATACTCACTCGCATTAGAAGGTTTGTATACAACCTGTATCTCGTAGGCATTCTTAATATCTTCTACATTCTCAGGTGATCCAAACAACTTAGGGGTTTGATACACACTCCCTTGTGCCGAACCATTTAGAGCATAACCCAGGTCAATCTGCCATACCTCTTGTCCATCAGGATTGGTTGTATAGACTTCATAAACACCACCAGCCTTATTTCTTGTCCAATATTTGAATGGTCTTGTAATTAGAACATCCCAAGCATTAAGTAAAACATCATATCGTAAAACAACATCAGAGTAAGAAGTTCCAGCATAGGTAACATCTCCAATATACAGACAATACCTACCCCTAGAATCTAATCCCCCTGTTACTTCTTCTGCATTTACAACCACATTAAGCCAATCCTCTACTGGTCTTGATATGAGAGTACCCTCTGTTCCACCTGCGTACATATAAACTCCACCTCGGTTATACCAAAGCATTCTACCCTCTGTTACTTGTACTGTTTCCTTGTTAGTAGTGCCACCGTTTGTGTTAATAACTCTTAGTGAATACTCATCCCATGCTGCGACCTTGTTTTGTGTAAATACAAACAAAGCACCACTATACTCTTTAAGACCTACAATAGCTTCTCCAATATCATCAAAGAAGTTGTTAGCAGGGAAGCTGTCTTTACTTACATCGCTAAATATCACCCTGGAGGGATATGTCTTAGTGCCGTTTTTAACATTCCCTAGATACAGTCTTCCCTTGTATACTTCCAAGTGCTTAGCGTACACATTAGCCAAAGTCCCCATGCTAGTACCATCGGTATACTTAACCTCACCCTCTATTCCTTGAGTTATGTAAAGTCTTTCTAAAAAGGTTTCTGCTCCTGTACCAACTCCTGTACCTGTATTGATAAAAGATACTCCCCATTCTACTGGTGCTGTACCTGTTCCAAAGCCACTCCCTATTGAGACAAAGCCACTAGCACTACCAAAATACTTGTATAAATCACTCCCATATACTTGATACAACTCATTAGTCCCATCTTCTTTATTCCAGGCATATACTCCCCTATTAGCTCCACTTCCCACTCCGCTTCCAAGCTGTGCAAATCCATTAGCCTTTTGTAGTTTCCCAGGTCGGCTTATATCTACATTATATAAAAAGGGTGATTCGTTTACTTGTAAAAGTAAAGGTGAAGTGAATGTTTGATACCCTCCACTAAAATCAATGTACTTTTGGATAACTCTTTTACTTCTAGCCATAAATCCTATACTAAACTAAAGCATATCCTCTATACCCTCTTCATATATAATTATACCATTAAGCCCTTCTAAACGGAGGCAATGCGTATTTCTCTCCCACCACAGGTGTCGGTGGCAGTATCACATCATCAGCACTTCTTATATAGTTGATATACAAAGTATTGGGCGATGTGCTAGTTGTTAATGCTCTCCAATTATCTCTGTCTGTTACATTATTTGCATAACCTTTTAAGTAACCAAGCCTACCACTAGGTACAGACCAATCTATATCGTGTGTTGCAAACCAACCTACAGCAGGGAGGACTAGGGAGATTAACTTACTACAACCAGAAGCATAGGCAGACATAAAATTAATTCCTACACTAGTAAGCCCTGAAGTGTCTGGAACACCTAAAGAGGTTAGGTTGGCACAGTTGTAAGCATAGCAATACATAAAAAAATCTCCTACACTAGTAAGCCCTGAAGTGTCTGGTACTGACAAACTTGTTAACTTACTACAACCAGAAGCATAGGCAGACATAAAAGAATCTCCTACACTAGTAAGCCCTGAAGTGTCTGGTACTGATAAACTTGTTAAATTACTACAACCAGAAGCATAGTAACGCATAAAATGATTCCCTACACTAATAAACCCCGAAGTGTCTGGGACATCTAAAGAGGTTAAACTGGTACAGTTACCAGCGTAGAAATACATAAAATCAGTTCCTACACTAGTAATACCCGAAGTGTCTGGGACATCTAAAGAGGTTAGGAAAGTACAACCATAAGCATAGTAATACATAAAATAATTCCCAACCGTTCCACTTAATACTGCTTTTTGAGAAATACTTATGTCCGTTAAATTGGTAGTTTGATTATAAAAGGATGGGGTCATGTAGTTTTTTCCACTTTTGTTCCAATCATGGGCAACCTGCATCGTTGTTGAGGTTACTGGAAAGGTTGTTGAAGTTCCTGAGACAGAAAGCGAAGTCCAAGCTCCTGAAGTCCCTGCCCTATAATAGACTGTCCCTGTATAGGCACTACTAGACCCTCTGTATAGCCTTATATTGCAAGTCCCACTAGCACTAGAGAATGTTAGTGTATGTATTGCATCATAATCTTGTGTTGGGTTTATGCTTGCCATATTACGAAGCCATTATCTAAGATATACCCAAATTAAAAAAGCCATTATATGCCACCTGAATAAAAACAATAGAATCAAGGTTGTTAGAACTCCTAGTGTAAATGATATTGTATGTGTCTTTGTTATTCTCATTTGTCTTTTAAGTTAAGTTAAAGGTAGGCACAGGTTGCTCGGATTATACAAGTATGCATTCCATTGTAAAATCCTATAGTATCAGAAGCTACTGTCGCACCTGGCTTCATTGCATTTAAGTAGTAAACACCTTTTTCTGTAATAGTAAGAACCCCCTCTTTTGACATAAGCCCCATTATACCTAGCTTTCCACTTGCTCCAGAACACCAAATATAGGTAGTCCAAGTAGCATCACTCTCAGAATTATTCGCAGTAGACAAGGTACTTTTGATATTTTGAGATGTAACAGTTGTTCCAACTACATAACCACAAACATTGTAAAAGACATTCCACACCCCAATGGGAATAGTTAAACTTAAAGAACCAAGATTGTACCAAGTATTGTTGGCAGGAGAACTTTGTGTTCTATTTGTAGTGTCTTTTAACTCTACACTCCACTTCGCAGGACTCATAGGAAACCCTGCTGGTGTTCTCATCATTGAATAAGCATTAGCACTAATTGCTGAGTTAGCTAAATCATAGTCTGTTCCACCATAAACTGTAATCGTTGTATTCGGAGAAGAATAACTTACTGCTGTAATAATAAAGTATTTAACTGTTGTCTGTGTTAGTTTAATCTTCATTCCTGCACTATACTTGCTTGTTTTATCTCCACTAATAGTAAAAGTAAATGTAGGGTCATCAGCACTCGCATAAGTCCAAGTTTCTCCCGCACTTATCCAACCATCTATAGTGCCAGTAAATAGTGGGCTTGATAATGTTTTGTTAGTAAGTGTAGTAGTAACTGAATCAAAATAAGATTTGAGTGTTGCTTTTATATTAGACCAAGTTAGTTTCTTTAATACATTACTTGCGGCACTATCTATTAAACCTACCTCATCAGCATCAACTGGAGTTGTTTTGGCAGTTGCTCCATGAATAGTAGAAGCTATACTATCAGCATTTACACCCTCTACAAACATTTCCCACTTACCAGCACTTAAATCCGTAGAGAATGTTCCTGAAGTGTGAGCCACTATACATATATATCCACTCCCCCCATATTCTACTGTATCATTTACTGCATAAGCTGTTGAAGTAGCCCACTCCCCTTTCCAAGTGTATCCCTTTGAGTCCACATAAGCCTTTATACTTTGCTGTGTTGCTAGTTTTGTATTACTATCTGAAGCCATGTCGTCCTCATCAAGAATTGCTGTACCACTAATACTTGTGTTTATTACTGGAGAAGTTAAGGTCTTATTACTTAGAGCCTGTGTATCAGTTGTGCCTACTACAGCCCCACTAGGAAGTGTTTTATCTGAAGTCCTTATATCCTTATTAGTCAAATTGAATACTGCTATCTCTCCATCAGCAATACCAGTATCATTTATTGCTGTTACATTAGTTGCTTTGTCTAATTTTGTAGTTAAGTCTGGAGTACCTGATAAATCAGAGTATGAACCTGTTGTCGCTACTGTTGCCAAATCTTCTGATTGGATTGCACTATCAGCCAGATCTAAACTTGCATTTACAGAAGTGTCTAGTTTGGTCTCATCAATACTCCCTGCTTTAATTGAAGCTGTAATACTAGGTGTTGTGTCATTATAGGTAAAATCTATCTCACTACTATCTGTTAAAATACTTCCTACTGCATCTTGTGCCTGTTCATCAGAAT